CTTGCGAAAATTACTCGTTTATCGAGGGTTCCAGCATGGCACAAAAGAATACAGGCGTTCGCACCCAACACGAAGATTACACCGAGATGCTTAGTCAATGGCAGAAATGCCGCGACGTGTTTGCCGGTACAGAGGAATTACGCGAACATACAACTGAATACCTCCCTGCTTTAACAGATGAACCGACTGCTGCATATCAAGCAAGATTAAATAGAACAGTTTTATACAACGCCACATACCGGACAATTCAGGGAATGATTGGCATGGTATTTCGCCGTCCGCCTGTAGCAGAATGCCCTATAAATACATCATCAATGCTAGAAGATATTACGTTGACAGGAATCCCGTTGACTGCATTTGCGCAGGACATTGCAGAAGAATGTATGGTTGTTGGGCGAGTTGGTCTATATGTTAACTATCCAATTACAAGCGATGCAATGACCATTGCGGATGCTCAAGCGATGAATGTACGACCATATATGTCAATTATCCGTGCAGAGCAGATAATAAATTGGCGGCAACGAAGAGTAAATAATAGATATGCACTTTCAATGGCGGTAATCAAAGAAGAACATTTAATCCCTATTGATGAATTTGAGGATAAAGAAGTAACGCGTTATCGTGTATTGGATTTGGACGAAAATGATATTTATCGGGTACGCATATTTGAAGTAAATGAAGATAATCGTCAATCATCTACTGATGTAGAACTTGAACGGTTTTATCCGATGATGAACGGAAAGCAAATGAATTATATTCCTTTGTATATCATTGGCTCTGATAACGTAACTCCTGATATTGATACACCAATGATGATTGACATTGTTGATACAAACATTGCCCATTATCAGGCTTATTCAGACCTAGCGCATGGGTGTCACTGGTCAGGTATCCCCACCATGACAATAACTGGACATGAGATGAAACCTAATGAAACTCTACATGTTGGGGCAGGGAAGGCATTAGTATTTCCAAATCCTGCTGCAAAAGCAACAATGGTAGAAGTTGGTACATCTGGATTCAGTGCATTAGATTCACTTCTTAATCGCCTTGAAATGCACATGGTTTCACTTGGTAGCAGAATGCTTGAGAGCCATAAAGTACAAGCGGAATCCGCACAAACTGCTATGATTTATCGAGCAGGTGAGCAATCAATTTTGGCAAGTCTTGCACAATCAATTTCTACTGGCATCACGATAGCATTAAAGACATTCGCTGAATGGGCTGGCGATGATTCTACTAATGTTCGATTCGATTTGAACCGTGAGTTTTTCGCTCAACCTGTTACGCCAGAAATGCTTAATGCACTTGTAAGCGCGTGGCAAGCTGGTGGCATATCTGCTGAAGCGCGCTTTGCATATCTAAAGCGTTCTGAATTTTATCAGCCTCACGAAGAATTTCAAGATGAAGAGAATTTGATTAAAGATGGTATTCCGAAACAAGTAACTCAGCCTGCAATCGTTACAAAGATTCAGAAAATGCCTGACGGCTCAATGCAAGCGACTAGGAGTGCATGATGTTAAACCTTATGATTAGCGATTACGCAATAAAGCAGCAATCAAACGCCGCAGCAGAAGCGTTGGCAACTATCCTGCGCGATAACGGTTCAATGAGATTGTATGCTGGAGAACAACGTCCTTTGACGCAGCGAACTGATGGTCGTCTGGTAGAATGCAAACTAACTTCGGTAACAGTTGAAGGTGGAATAATTACGGTAGAATGGTCTGCATCGAAGGCGCTTAAAGACGGCACAGTATCGTACTACAGGTTGTGTTCAGGTAACGTGCCTGTTATGAGTGGAAGTGTTGGAGTTACGACAGAATTCAACATGGTTATCAATAATACTGAAATTAAAACTGGAATGGATATTAAGGCTGGAAAGCTGATTCATTCTGTAATGGCTTAAAGATGCAGTAATGGCATACGAATATATCGTATCCGGCATTTCAGTTGTCAACCAATCCTTTACAACTGCTGAGGCATCAACTGTAATCGGATTACAGCAGCATTCAGTTTCAAGCGTATTTATCAGCGATAACATAGTTGGTGAACATGCTAATAACATAGTTGCAGAATGTCGTCAGAAACAATCCATAGCACAATCGACAATCGGGAAAGTTGAAGTATCGGATGATGACGAGGAAATGACGATGGTGTTGTTGTTGCTTAATGCAATGGAGGATTAAATTATGCCGCTTATCAAAGGCTACTCAAAACGGTCTGTGTCAGCCAATATACGAACAGAAAAAAAACATGGTAAGAGTACAGCGCAAGCGGTAGCTATTGCATTGAGTGTGGCTAAAAAAGCAAAAGCGAAGAAGAAAAAATAACTCTTGACATTCTTTCTTTACTATCATAATCTTATATTGTTGGTAAGTACCAACTAACCTAGAGGGTTCGTAAAATGCCTTTGGAATTTATTGTTGACACGATTGACGCAGTACCTGAAGCATCGCGTAAGTTTTATTCAGAAGTTGATGGCAAGTTTCACCTTGACGAGGAACTGGCAAACAATATCAAAGGATTGAAGTCTGCTCTTGATAAAGAAAAGATTTCGGCAAAGACAAAAGAAAAAGAACTAACAGAATTCAAAACACAATATGCAGGTATTGACCCTGTAAAGATTCGAGAATTGCAAGCAAGGTTTGAAAATAATGAAGAGGCGCAGTTGATTGCTGCCGGAAAGATTGATGAAGTAATCAATAAACGAACAGAAAAGTGGCGCATTGAAGAAGACCGCCAAAAAGAAGAATTGAAGGCAAAAATTGCTGCTGCTGAAGCAAAAGCTGATGCGTTCAAGGATAGGGTGCTTGAAGATTCATTGCGTTCAGCAGCGATTAACGCTGGACTTCATAAACTTGGTATCCGTGATTCGCTACTGCTTGCAAAGACTATTTTCACGCTGGATGAAAATGGCAATGCGGTACAAAAGAATTCAGATGGTAGTGTAGTAATTGGACGTGATGGTAAAACTCCGTTCTCTGCAACAGAATGGTACGAGTCTCAGAAAGTTGATTCTCCCCATTGGTACACAGTAACATCGTCAGGAAGTTCGGCTACAGGTAGTGCTGGTTCTGGCGGTGGGAAGCAAATGAAACGTGCATCATTCGATTCTTTGTCGCCAATTGATAAAGTATCTGCAATTAAGAATGGAGTACGAGTTGTTGATTAAGGCGGTAAGCAGCGAGATGTTGCTCTGTAGTAAATAGACCGAGATGGTCGAAACACAAACCCATTTTATTTTATTTATTTTAGGAGTAACAAATCATGAGCAATACTTTGACGAATCTTATCCCCGTACTTTACGAAGCAGCCGATACTGTATCTCGTGAACTGGTAGGCTTTATCCCTGCCGTAACGCGCGACTCTTCCGCTGAACGTGTTTCTATCAACCAGCCCGTAAATATCCCTGTTGTTGGCGCTATTTCAACTGCCAACATCACTCCGGGCGTTAATGCACCGAATGATGGCGATGCAGCACCCGGCAATGTCATTATGACCATCAGCAAGAGCAAATACGCTCCTGTTCGTTGGAATGGTGAAGAAACGATGGCAACTGCTGGCACTGGCATTTGGGCACAATTGAACCGCGACCGTTTCGCACAAGCCATGCGCGCATTGACCAATGAAGTTGAGGCTGACTTGGCGGCTTTGTACACTAAAGCGTCCCGCGCTTATGGTACTGCTGCTACTACGCCTTTTGGTACGGCAAATGACCTGTCCGATATGGCACAGATGTTGAAGATTTTGGAAGATAACGGCGCGCCGGGTAATATCCATGCTGTGTTCGGTTCTGCCGCAATCGCCAATCTTCGTGGTAAGCAATCTGTGTTGTTCAAAGTGAATGAGTCCGGTACTTCCGATCTGTTGCGTCGCGGTATCATTGGCGACATTCAGGGTGCGATGGTGCATAACTCTGCGCAAGTCAAGACTCATACGGCTGGTGCAATGGCTAATGCCACTACCAATAACGCAGGTTATGCTGTAGGCGCTACTGCAATCACTCTGGCAACTGCTGGTACTGGCGTTGTTGCTGCTGGTGATGTGATTACCTTCGCTGGTGATACCAATAAATACGTCGTTAAATCGGTCGTGTTTGCTGGTGCTAACCCTGCTGCTGGTGACGTTATCACTCTGCAAGAACCGGGTCTGCGCGTAGCTATTGGCGCATCCGCTACGGCAATCACTGTTGTTGCAACATCTGCACGTAACATGGTCTTTGCAAGCTCGGCAATTGCTTTGGCAACCCGCGCACCTGCAATGCCTGAAGGCGGCGATGATGCTGATGACGTAATGGATATTACTGACCCTGTATCCGGCTTGTCGTTCCAAGTTGCGGTATATCGTCAGTACCGTCAAACTCGCTTTGAAGTTGGTTTGGCATGGGGGGTTCAGATGGTTGCACCGAGACATGCTGCCCTACTTTTGGGATAAGCTGTAATTCAACCGCCTTCTAACGAGGGCGGTTTGATGATGACTTAACAAAGGAGTAATAATGTCTATTGATACAGTTCCGCTTATCAAAGTAGCATGCCCTGTAGCAGAAGGGAATCCTAATGGAT